CTGGATTTTCTAATTTTTCGCCTTTACGTATATAAAAATGATTAATTAGATCTTGTTTAACAAGATCAATATCATAGAGTTTATAATTTTTTGACGTTTCTTTTGAACTAAAACCTTTATAGGTAAACATACCTTGATTTTCAGTTACCGCAGCTCTGGTGCTGGCTACAACTTTTTGATTATAAAGTTTAGTTGACATAATTAAACATCCCTATCTGTGTTATCAGGTGTTAACTGATCAGGAGCTTGGTTTTCGTGCAAAGGCCAAGGTTCATGCATTGGTATACGTTTCATGATACTTTTTACTATACCAGATTGATACCTCTTAGTTTCCCATCCGGCAGTAATACTAGTTGCAGGATTATCTCTAAGATCGTAAGGTTTAACAAAATCGGCCGCTGCTGCTGTTACAGCATTATTGGGGCCGTTGAGATTAATTTTAGTTCCGTTCATTTTTAATTCTGATGCGGAGCCGATGCTAATATCTGCTGTTGCAGAAACTTTTAATTCTGTATTAGTTGCAATATCCAAATCATTGTTTGCAGAGATTTTTAATTTTGCGCCGATTAAAATATCTTGATTAGCACCCACGGTTATTTTAGAATCGTTATTAATTAACCATTCGGCATCGGTAGCTATTTCTGCATGAAACTTTCCACTTTCTGTTCTAACATTGAAATTTCTTCCGGCTTCTAAGTTAATATCTCTATCTGCTCTAATGTTCAAATCTGTATGAGTATGAATACTAATACTGTCTTGTGCAAATATATCAATTTTGCCATTGCTAGTCATCTCGATCCAAGTGGTACCTCTAGCATTGCCGATATAGATTAAATCTTCAGAATTATGCATCAATAACTGATGTCCGGTTCTAGTTCTTACTCTAAAATATTCGCTATAAGGAATCGTTGCTTGACTTTTAGTCGGACTAGGTTCTTGTAAAAGATCAACATATTTTACAGGCCCCTCAGCTGCTGATTTTTCTCTATGATATCTGTCATCACCATCATCCATGACTATTTGAGTACCACCTAATCTACTGACTGGTACAGGATCAGACTTACTGTCATTTTTTCCTATTACAGCTTTTTTAGCATTGGTTCTGCGGTCAACCGGGCCCGGCGTTGAAATTCCGAATACCATTCCTGGAACTTCTCTGCGAGGAGTAGAAGTAGTCACTCCTCTTACATCATCTTCTAATAAACCTTGTTCTAAAAATCTATCTGCGATAGGGTGTACGACTTTTTTAATTTTTTCTGGATCTATTTCTTGTTTTTCACCGTTGATGCGTTTATTAATTTCAGCTACAGGTAAAGGCTGTTTGGTATTTCCATATCTAGCTTTATCTTCAGGATCTAAAGAATTTTGTAAAGAACCTGCTATCGCCGGAACCATATTATTGATATACCTTCCTGGCACACAGGCAAACCAATATCCTTGACTGGGATCACCATCTACAAATAATACTAACACATTAACACCGACATCGGGAGGAACGAACCACATTCCATAGCTTTTTTGTGTATCATTAAATCCGTCTAAAGTAGATGTTGTTCCGTCATTTTTTCCCATAAATTCAAATGGGGTATAACCGAAAAACGGTGACGCATATTTGACGATATAAATTTGAGAATCGTCGCCAGGGGTGTTATTTTGATCTTTTAAAAGTGTAACTTCTAAAGAACCCATGAACGTAGGATCTAAGTGACTGATCACCCTGGCTAGATATATGCCATCGGTAAGTCCACCACTTCTGCCATCGTTTTCCGCTGACGGTCTAGTATACTGTGCCATTGATTACCTTTTAATTTTGTCCTAAATCTCTGTAATATCTAAAACCAACTCTTCCGGCTGCGGTATTAGATGTTGTTATTGTTTTTGCAGCAGCAGCTGATGAAGAAGATCCTGCAGTGTTAGTTGGGCTTAATCCGCTAGCCACTGTCGGAGACGTTTGATTAGTATCGTCAATGGGAGACTGTCTAGGTGGTTCTTGTTGTCCAACTTCGGTTGTTCTGCTATCCTGCGAAGATACCGGTAAAGGAGTATTTCCTTCGGTTTTCTTATTGGCCTCAGGGCCTTGGGGGCCTGGCATTCTAAGACATTTTAGTTTCTGTCTCCACTGTCCTTCTTGAAAATAATTTTCGCACATGTTAACACGATAAATTCCGCCAAAAGGACTTTCTTTTCCTGCCACTGAAAAATCATAAAGACCTGTGGTTTCATTGATATCTGCGGGTGTTTTAAAAGTAAGATATACATAGACGTTTCCGCTTTCGTAATTCATAGTTCCGTCGTTAGTGACCTGAGAAGTCTCTGAAGGAGCTCCCGCGAAATAATTTCCCATCCCGCTATCGACCAACCAAAAAGGATCGCCTATAATTTCTAAATCTACAGATACCATATCAGCACTGCTGCCGCTGATAAATGCCTGTTGAAAATTTTCTGCAATATTTTGTTCAGTGGTCTTATCTGGATTACCGCCTTTATAACCTGCCAATAGTCTAGGATCTCTCTTAGGTCTGGATCTTCCCATCTGTGCTGCTTGAGCTGCCGGTGCTTGACCTTTGCCTGTTCTAGCAGTATTATTTCGTTGTTCAGATAATTTTTGATCTTGATTGGAAGTTTTTGAACCTTCATTTTCGGGACTAGGATTTGCTCCTGTATAAAATAAATTATTAATATTGATATCAAATTTAAGAACATCAACATTTTGTCCTGTGTAGATATATTGATATTCTTTACAAACTTGTTTCATCAATTCGCCGTAACCGATAGGAGCAGAATTGGGATTGGCAAATATAGATTGATGTATGAAATAAGGAACAACTCTGTAAGTAATTTTTTTACCGTAATCTCCAGTGATTGGATCAAGTTTTAAAAGTTCTACTTGGACATCTAATTTAAACCATTTGATATATCCTTCGGGGGTGGGTTCGTTTGTGATAGCTTTTTTAGCATAATCAGAACTTAATACTACTTGATTGATCATAGCGGTCAACGACTGGCCTTGACCGAATTGAAAAGCTCTAGCTTTAGGATCTATGGTCATTCCATCTCTTTTAACTAGACCCGTTTTAGAATCAATTTGATCACTTGCACGTTTGAATAGTGTGTTGCCGCCTCTTAATTGATCGAACCCTAAACTGGCGCCACCTAGTTCATTCATTGGCATGGCTGCTGGATCCTCGGGCTTCGCTGCTCCTCCAGAAATACTCGGGGCCACCCCGGCCAAGGGATTAACGGTTGCTCGAGACGGTGCTAGTACATTTCCGGCAGACGAATACCAATCGCTGGATAGCTTTGGAAATTGTACAGCATATTGATCAGGGACACCTATTTTTCCTTCTAACTTTAATTTTTCCTCGTTGCGATTCAGCACAGCAACTAAACTGTCTTTGCTAGTGGATAACACTTCCGATACGATACCTTTTCCGGTTACATCTCCGGAAATTTTTAAATCGTTGTAGGTCGTATTAATCGCATCTGCAAATCCCTGATGGTTATAAGGTATGGCTTCAACTTTATAATTTGATCCACCTTCGTTTACTGTAAACTTCATCGAAGTCAGTTTCATTGTAAAAAATTTAGGTTTGATCGATTTAATCACTATTCCTAATTCGTCATAGCCTTGTATATCCATACGTAATACGTAAGGAGCATTATCAAGATAGCTGAGGTATCCTGCTTTGACCGCAGCATTTTGCATACTTTGTAATAACAGTCCCATCGAGTGCGGTTCAATTATTTCAAAAGAAAATTTTACAGCATTGCTGTTTCCTGTCTTTTCATTGGCTCCTATGATACAATTCATCTGGAAGTTATTGATATAATATTCAGGGCTACCAAAAAAAGTTTTAACTCGTTGATCGTTGAATCTTCCGCCTGAAGAAAATACAACATCTTTTAATGCTTGGGGGCTGGATCTATATGAAGACGGATTATTAAATTGTTCTGGAGTAAGACAGGCCAGTGTCCATAAAACAGAATAAGAAGAAAACTGTTCCATTGGATTTGGTATTAAACTTGGAAGATTTTTTATAGACGATGCTGTAGATTTTTTTGGATCTGAAATTACAGATGATGTGCCGTTTTTTAAAAAATCTGTTGCTTTAGATACTGTTAACTTTGTAATATTAGATGCCGATCCCAAATTTAAAATAGTTTGAGCTGGCGAGGACAGTATGGCTGTCCCATCTGGTTTCTTAAGATCTAATATTTTTCCTAAATATTCTATAGCCATATTAGACTCCTAGAAATTTTTCTAAGTTTGATTTTTTTGGAAGATATATCACAGTTCCTGGTTCAAAATCGTATATGGGGTCTTTAATAGTCTGCATATTTCTTTGAACGAATACCCACCACAATTTAGAATTACCGTATAAATCATAGGCTAATAAATCCGGTCTATGTCTATATTGATTCTCAATCACATATCTATAATCATCGTCTTCGGCAGGTACAGGTCTAATATCTACCAATTCTAAATATAACGAATTTTGCGGTGTGGTTGACCACGGGCTTGCATTTCCATAGTTTGCCATTATAGATATCCTACTCCACTCGGATCGGCTGTTTTACCTTTAGCATAATCCTGTAGATTAAATTGACGTAGTCTCTGTCTATTGTAAACAGGAGAAACTGTTATTGAAATCGTACTTAATACTGGAACCCAGGTATTGGTTCCAAATGTATTACAGCGAATATAATTAACATCATCTTTTAAATCTACAGAAAAAGATTTAATGATGACTGGCACTTTGTCAAAAATGCTAGAACCGTATCCAGTTAAATTGCAGACCAACGGAGGATTACCTGCGAACTCCCCTTGACCAAAAAACATCTTCGTAGCTGTTTTGAAGAATGTAGTTGCTGCAATCCAATAGGCAGCATCAGTTTCTGTTTCACAGCTAAATTCTCCTGAAATTTGAATATCATCTACCATACTGCCTTTATAAGCATAATTGGTATAATTGCTGTGAATAGTATTAATTGGTGTGTAGTCTGCTTTAGTCGAAACTGTGATATTAGGCATATATGGCCAAACAACTCCTCCGGTTTCTTCGAGCAGAGAAAACAACGGACTGTTAAAAATATTCCACTGGCATGTAATTCTTACACGCCAATCATTCTTAGCTCCGGGAGCTAATTTAATAGCGGTGCCTTGTCTAATAAAAGCTTCTGCTCCCGATGGAAGGTTGGCTCCTCTTTTTAGGCTAAGTATGTTGTTGAGCATTCCGGCTGCCGAACTAATTGTTCCTGCAAGACTTTGTAATCCTCCTGCAAGATTTCCGCCAGTCAACTTGTTCAATGTACCGGAGATATCAGCTGTGATATTAGATGTAGAACCTGCCACCGACTGCAAGGTATTCAATGCTCCGCCTACACTGCTGGAAATGTTATTACCTATACCACCTAGTGCAGATTGTGCGCTGCCAACTACTCCGCCAAGGTTTCCGGCAACGCCTCTAACACTAGAAGTAAGATTACCGAATGTTCCTGTAAGACCGTTTAAACCGGATCCTAATCCACCGGATAATTGTCCAACTTTGCTGTCTAAATTTGCCTTAGAAAGCACAGAAGTAGCATTAGGTATTTGGCTTTGTCCTGCATTCGTGGCTTTAGTAATACCTTCTGATACAGAAGCTACTAATTGAGCTATAGGATTAATTGATAAAGGCATTTTGAGCAGATTTCCTTGTCATATAGTCTATTTATTATGACAAAAATGTGCTATTATATTACTAATTACGGAGATTTTTAATCGATGACAGTACCTAAAATAAAATATCTAACAAACAAAGACTTATTAAAAGAAATACATCTAAGCAAGAGTACGTTTTGTTCATACACCAAAGACGAATACAGAGACTACGATCTAATCGTACCTAACTTAGAAAAAATTAATGTTAGAACCATTGCTGAAGCCAAGAGAAACAGAGCTGCAAGACTAAGCAAAGAAGCACACGAAGCAGCCATGCTAGCAGGAGGTAAAAAATTACCTGCTAAAGAATTTGAAATAGACTATAAAAAAATCGACAAACATGATCTAGTATTTCGTGTCATGACTTTCGAGCATGTTCCCCTCGCTCCTGGTCGTAAAAAGACTCTAAAGAATACCGCAGACAGCCACGAAAAAGTAAATTTTCCTCCTTTCCAGCATTGGAAGTTTGATGAAAACAATAATCTAATCTGTGTAGGAAAAAGTCATTGGAAAGGTGGAGTTAAAACTGGTAAGTTCAGCAAAGACCACGGACAGATGACTAATAATCTTGCCCGTATGTTTTTAAAATTATGCGATAGATATGCTACCAGAGGCAACGTTCGTGGCTACACTTATAATGACGAAATGAAGGGGCAGGCTATTCTACAGTTAACACAGATAGGACTTCAATTTGATGAGAGTAAATCCGACAATCCTTTTGCTTATTACACTGCTGCTGTCACTAATTCATTCGTGCGCATCATCAACATTGAAAAACGTAACCAAAACATCAGAGACGACATACTGGAAATGAACGGTATGAATCCTAGTTGGACTCGTCAAAACAGCGGTGGCAGCGGCGCTAATGTCGCCCCAGTAACTATCAATTCCGGCGAAGATTGGGATTGACATAATCGTATAAAAAGCGTACAGTAAATCTATGAATCTATTCAAAAAAGCAGCATGTTTTACAGATATACATTTTGGTTTAAAGAGCGGTAGTAGAACACATAACATCGATTGCGAAGAGTTTGTTAAGTGGTTTTGCGAAGAGGCCAAGGCTGCGGGGGCAGAAACCTGTGTCTTTCTCGGTGACTGGCATCATAATCGTTCAACTACTGACGTTAGCACTATGAACTATACTCTTTCTAACTTAGAAAGATTAAGTCAATCTTTTGAAAAAGTATATTTCATTCTAGGCAATCATGATCTATTCTATAAAGACAAACGTGAGATCAACTCTGTAGAGTTCATGCGTCTGTTTCCTAATGTCGTTCCTATACGAGAAATCTTTACCGACGGCGATGTTACTATCATGCCTTGGTTAGTTGGTGACGAATGGCAAAAAGTTCCTAAGATCAAAAGCAAGTATATCTTTGGTCACTTAGAACTTCCTCATTTTTACATGAATGCTATGGTGCAGATGCCGGATCACGGTCAATTACAAGATGGTCATTTTGTAAATCAAGATTTCGTGTTCACTGGACATTTTCATAAACGTCAACAAAAGGGGAAAATCGTCTATATCGGTAATGCTTTTCCTCATAATTATGCCGATGCTAGCGACGACGATCGCGGAATGATGCTGTTAGAGTGGGGCGGCAAACCGGAATATCGAACTTGGCCGAGTCAGCCTGTATATAGACTATATAAACTCAGCCAGATCATCGATACTCCAGATAAGCTATTGCGTGAAAAGATGCATTGTCGTGTGACCATCGATCTTCCAATCACATTCGAAGAAGCTAATTTTATCAAAGAGCAGTTTATGCCTCAGTATAATCTCAGAGAATTAATGCTCATACCGGAAAAAGTAGAAGTAGACAGCAATCATATTCCTATAGACATTAATTTTGAATCTGTTGATACTATCGTAACTAATCAAATTAATTCTATAGAAAGCGATACCTATGACAAAAAATTGTTGTTGGACATTTATAACGAACTATGATTAAAATAAAAAATCTCACTGTGAAAAATTTTATGAGCGTGGGCAATCAAACCCAGGCTATCGATTTTGACCGTGGTCAATTAACTCTAGTCTTAGGTGAAAATCTAGATCTAGGAGGTGATGATTCTGGGGCTCGCAATGGTACGGGCAAAACAACTATCATCAATGGCTTGAGTTATGCGATCTACGGTCAAGCCTTAACTAATATTAAACGTGATAACCTCGTTAATAAAATTAATAGTAAAGGTATGCTCTGTACTGTTACTTTTGAAAAAGATGGTATAGAATATCATATCGAAAGAGGTCGTAAACCTAATCTATTGAAGTTCTCGATCAATGGACAAGAACAAGAATTGAATGACCTCGACGAAAGTCAAGGTGATTCTAGAGAGACACAAAAAAGTATCGAAGATGTTTTTGGCATGACTCACGAAATGTTCAAACATTTAGTAGCTCTAAACACATACACAGAGCCTTTTCTTTCAATGAAAGCCGCAGATCAACGTGCTATCATCGAACAACTTCTAGGTATAACTATCCTATCTGAAAAAGCAGAAGCATTAAAAGAATCCATTAAAATTTCTAAAGAGGCTATTTCCACAGAAAATACTAAGATCGAAACTATCAAAGCCAGCAACGAAAGAATACAACAAAGTATCGATGCCTTAGTAAGAAAACAAAAGCTATGGGAAGAACAAAAAGAAACTTCTTTAGAAAATCTAAGAAAAAATATCGATAGACTCAGCGATATTGATATCGATCAAGAAATTATCAATCAGAGAACATTAGTCGAATGGAATAAAACTAAGAAAGACAAAGATAATGTTAATTCTTTGATTGCTAAACAAACCGCCGCGCTAGAAAAAGAACAAAAAGTTTTAGAAAAATTAGAAAAAGAACTGGTGAGTCTTGCTGATCATAAATGCCATAGTTGCGGACAAGAACTGCATGATGAAAAACATGAATCTATGATGTCGGTAAAAGCACAACAAGTCGAAGAAAGCAAACTATCTATCAGCGAGCATTTAGAAGAATTATCGATATTAAATGAATCTCTGTCTTTATTAGGTGATCTCGGCGATTGTCCTAAGGTAACCTATGATAACTTAGAACAAGCATTGAATCACAAGAGCACATTAGATGGTCTAGAAAAAGATCTTACACTAAAACAAGCCGAAGAAAATCCCTACGACGAACAAATCTCAGAACTACAATCAACTGCTGTACAAGAGATAAACTGGGATTATCTAAATGAACTGGTACGTGTCAAGGATCATCAAGAATTCCTACATAAACTTTTAACAAATAAAGATAGCTTCGTTAGAAAACGTATTATTGATCAGAATTTAGCATTTTTAAACCAAAGACTGACATACTATCTTGATAAGATCGGATTGCCGCACAGTGTTGAATTCCAAAATGATCTAACAGTTATCATTACTCAGTTGGGTCAAGATCTAGACTTTGATAATCTAAGTCGCGGAGAACGCAATAGATTGATACTATCTCTGTCTTGGGCTTTCCGAGATGTATGGGAAAATCTCTATCAAAGCATCAATTTATTGTTTATCGATGAACTTGTTGATAGTGGCATGGATGCTAGCGGTGTTGAATCTAGTATTGCTGTATTAAAACGCATGACCAGAGAACGAGATAAGAATGTTTTCTTAATTTCTCATAGAGATGATCTAACTAGCCGTGTAAATCATGTATTAAAGGTTATTAAAGAAAATGGGTTTACCAGTTATTCTACGGATATCGAAATAGTATCATGAGCACAGATTCACACGATCGTATGATACGAGCGTTCCAGGAATATTTCAAATGGCAAGAAAGGTTTGAATACAAGCATTCAGACGAAGCAGGCATAAAGGCAAGATTTTGGCTGTCGGAAATACGTAACGAGGCAAGTATTAGGCGCAAAGAAATACAAGAAAAACGAGAACAGAGAAAAATAGCCAGAAAAGGCATGAGAGGCAAACCGCTCAATATAACTAAATGAGTGCTGTGGACGTATCAAAATCAAATCGTAGAAGAAATACCAGAAGGCTACATTGGCTTTGTATACCTCATCACGAACACCAAAACCGGGCAGAAGTACATAGGCAAAAAATTAGCACAGTTCAAACGTACTAAACCACCACTCAAAGGCAAAAAACTTAAAAGAAGAAGCACAGTAGAAAGCGATTGGCGCGATTACTGGGGTTCTTCCGATAGGCTACAAGCAGACGTCCAAGCACTAGGTCCGGAAAATTTCACAAGAGAAATACTTTATCTTTGCAAATCCAAGGCAGAAATGTCATATCTAGAGGCAAGAGAGCAATTTGAACGCCGAGTTTTAGAAACAGATGACTATTATAATGGTATTATAAACGTCAGAGTAGGCGGATCAAACATACTTAGACAGCGTCTAGAAGAACATAAAAAGGCAAAATAACAGCGGTTTTTTGGCTGGCGCAGGCCTAATTTCGTGCGCTCTAAACCTGGTCAATCGTGGTCACAGGGACGAAAAACCATGCCGCAATGGTACTCAACTACTACCCATTTATGGATGAAGATCGCTTAAAACCTGCGATTTAGTTGTTTGAAAAGGATTCGTAAAGGTAAAATGAGGGGAGAAAAACCCCACGTCTATGCATGTGATAGCAGATATGCATAGGCCGCCGTTGTATAAAGACGGAGCTCGAGGTACCGGACAACCGCCTCTGTAATGCTCTACTGCTGTGTGACATGTTCGACTCGGATAATGTTTTTTCTTTGCCCGGCAACGGGCAAAGTGTGACTGATACGATCTGGATAATGCTTAAATTGCGCTTCGCGCAAAAAAATTTTAGCACATCTAGCTAAAATTTAAGAAAGGAAAAATGCGTTGAGCGTAAGCGAAAACGCAAAAGAGCTTTAGCTCTTTCTTACAATAAATAAGTAATACATTTAATATCTCTATGCGATTAACAAATTTATCAGATAATACTTTATTGATCGAACAACAGCTACAGTTATCTAAGGCTATACTGAGAGAAAGCTGTGAAGGACTTTCTAAAGATCAAAAAGTGATCGTAGAAAACATCTACAGAGAATTCTTGCCTCTTATAGAAGCTAGCCTTACCGCTGATCAGATCAAACAGATATTTGGTGCTGTAGAGAAATCCAGCATCGAAGGTGGAAAGAGTCGTACCCTAGCAGGTAAAGGTGTAGATACCGCTAAAAAAGCCAACGAAATTATCAACAACGTAGGCAAATGGCTACAGGATACAGCTCCTGTAAAAGCCTTTGATCAAAAATTTGAACAGCTCAAAGGCAAGGTCGCAGAAAAATTTCCTGACCTCGCAGATAAAACAGCAGCATTGGGAGATTGGGTCAAACAGAATCCTGGAAAATCAGCTGCGGTCATAGGTATATTGACCGCACTAGCATCACTGGCAGGTGGACCCGTAGGCGGTGCTATCGCTGGTCAGGTCTTGCGTGGTGCTGCAGAATTACTCAAGGGTGAAAAATTATCCACTGCTATAGGCAAAGGTATCAAGACTGCTGCACTAGGTTATCTATCTGGTAAAGCATTTGAAATGTTAGGCAATTGGATGGCAGGATTCCGTGAACGTGCTATACCTTTTGGTCCTAAGAATGCAGGGCTTGAAGAAATATCTTGGGGTGCTACTAAAAAAATGACTGCACCTGGTATGGAATGGACCCAAACCACACAGGGATTTAATGCTTTGGTACGTCCAGAAGAAGCAGAAGTTATAAGAAACGCTATGGCAGGTATCAAAGCAGGGGAACCTGGGGCATTTGATTCTCTGTTAACAGTGGCTAGAGAAGTAAACACCAAAGATTATAAACAAACTTTAGACGGCATGGTTCAGGGTGCTTGGAAAGCTGCCAAAGACAATGATAGCCTACTACAGTTTATCAACACAGCCAAAGAAGGATTGCAGGCCGGTGCTCAAGGAGCCGTTGCTGCTGCAGGAGTCGCAGGCAAGACCAAAAAAGAAAGCTATTACACACAGACTCGTCCTTTGAGCGAAGGTCAGGTATATCTAGTATTTGATCGTGTGCTGATCGAAGCTGGCTTTATGGACAAGATCAAAGCTGGCGCAGGCAAAGTTGCAGGCGCTGTGGCCAAAGGCGCTGAATGGGCGGGCAAACAGGCCACTGAAAAGGTCACATCAGCTAAACTTTTAGCAGCGTGGAAACTGGAAGGTTCTCCTACAGATTCTGAAGAGTTGAAAAAGTTTTTATTGAATTACGGTGGCATAGACGCAGGCGTAGTAGATCAAGTCTATGCAGATATGAAGATCAGCGCAGCACCTGCCAGTGATCAACAGGCTGCTCAGGGCTATGAAGAAGTTAAAAAATTAGTGATGTCTTTGGACAAAAAAGGACGGCAGCGTCTCATACCATTTTTACAAAAACAATTAGGAACCGCTTGATATGAAAATCACAGAACTTATCGTGGAAAATAAACAACAGCTAGACGAAGGTCCATTGGGCAGCATAGGCAAGGCCGTGGGCAAAGGCGTAGGAGGTTTGGCCAAAGGCGTGGGTGCTGTGGCAGGCGGTATCGCTGGCATAGGCTCAGCGGTCAAGAAAGGATTTCAATCAGGCAAAGCCGCAGTGGCTGGAGAACCAGATCCCAATGCTGCTGCCACAGCACCTGCTGCCAAAGCCACACCACAACAGGCAGCACCTTCAGCCAGCGGAGGCACAGCACAAGCGGCACAGGCTCAGGCAGCTCCAACAGCACAGGCAGCAGCACCTGCAGCGGCACAATCGGCACCAGCTGCTGAACCAGCTACCGCAGCACCAGCAGCAGCTCCTGCAACAGCTAAACCAACAGCAGCTCCAGCGACAGGAGCAAAACCAGCAGCGGATCAACCTGCAGCTGCCAAGACAGCAACACCATATAAAGCAGCCCAAGACGCTGTGGCAAAATTAGATAAACGTGGTAAACAAAATCTTTTAAAATTATTACAAAAAGAATTTCCAAAAGCAGCACCTGCAGCACAACCTACTCAAGCAGCACCGGCATCAACTGCTGAACCTGCAGCGGCACCTGCTGCAACACAACCAACACCGGCAGCACAACCTGTTCAAGCAGCACCCGCGGCTCAAGCAACAGCTGAGCCTGTTGCTAAGAAAACACGCAGTCGTAAAAAACCCGCAGCACCAAGTCAAGCAGAAATTGATGCTGACCGCGAGCGTCTAATGGGAGTTACATCAGACAGCGTGATCAAGACAGGGAATCCTCTAGCAGAAACATTGGCAGCTCGAGTTGAACAACACAAGCGTCGTATGTTTGAGCAGAACTTAAGAACCGGTCAAACTAGTATATTTGTCAAATGAGAATCCAAGATCTAATCTCTGAAGGATTCATGGACGGATTTCGCAAAGGCTACGGCAAGGATATCAAAGCCCAACCTGTCGCTAAAGCCGCACCTGCGGCATCTCCATTTGCAGCATTGAGCAAACAAGATGCAAAAGAAATCTTGTTTGCCGTGTTAAATGGTCGAGAGTTAGACAGCTACCAACGCAGCAAATTACAGGGTATCTATAATAAACTTTAAAAGAAAGGCAGACCGCTTTTCTTAGTAGTTTCGAGATTTTCTGATATGATCTCGCCTATGATCTCTCGCTCTTCCCAACTCATGTTCATTACTTCGGCATAGCTGAGACCGCGCATATACCAGCAGAGCTTGAGACAGTCTTTTTTAATAGCCCGGCCTTCTTTGTCTAAGCGTTCGGATTCCCGTAAAATCTCCGGCAGGGGCAGTGTTAAGATTTTACGCCGAAAAAATTTGCCTGATCCATAGTCACAGGCAAGCTAAAGGATTTGGTACATTCCGAACATTGAACATCCTGTGCTTTGAATTCGATCTGATCTTTCATCTTGGTTATATGAGTAGATATACTTTCAAACACATCTTTGGCACAGTTGTTGATAAAATCTTTGATCAGAGCCTTATCTGACACAGAACCGTCAGGCGTATCTATCTTTACGATACAATCTGCGATAACATCTACGGTGAGTTCTGTTAACTTGACGAAACTTTTACCAAATCTATCTAATTTTTCTTCGTCGGGTATAGAATCATCATTGATGATTTGAAAGATCCGTTGTTGTTCCATGCTCTTGATAGAAGTCTTGGTGATTTCTTTGTAAGAATATGGACGTATGGTGACAGTCAATGGATCTAAATTGATATTGTCTACATAATCAAAACCTTCAAACACCGAAAACCAATGTGTGAGATCGATATCATAGGTATTGTCAGCATTGCAGTGAGGACAGTTACAGCTGACTTCCATCTTATCTCCATAGGTCGCGATGCGTATGGCTATCAAAGCGAAGTCTAAATCTACACTGGGCATGCTCCACGGATCTAAGATCGCTGGAATACAGCTTTTGATCAGCTCCACAGTGCTCTGTCCGCTTAACAGTGCATCGGGAGTTTTGAACATGAGTTCATCTTTGGCAGTCATAGCGTAAACTGGATATTGGCCATTGGCGCTGACATCTAAGGCGCCGGGAGGATAGAATCTTCCTTTGCTAGGCAGAGTTACATAGATCTTAGGCTGTCTATAAAAGCCCGCTAGAGGATTTTTTTTCTGTTGTCCTACTTCTAAATTTTGGCTCATTTTATCTCCAATAAATACATTAACGCTCTATTCTATTTATATGCGCATAAAACCCCAGGAAAATAACTAATGGCCGGTGTAACAATTGATATTCCAGGTATTGGTAATGTAGAAGCTAAAAATGCTGCTACAGAAGCCACACTAAGAGAAATCCTTAAAGCTATGCAAGGTGTTCAAAAGAACACAGCAGCCTCGGCTGGAGGAGCAGGAGGTGCCGGTGGAGCAGGAGGTGCCGGTGGAGCAGGTGTTGCTGCTAGTGGAGGATTTTTTAGTAAAGCAGCAGCTGGAGCAGGCAAAGCTGCCGGAGCACTGGGTAAAGCTGCAGGATTAGCCGCAGGCGGCATAGGAAAAGTTGCCACTGGTGCAGGAATTGTAGCAGGAAAATTAGTAGGACTGGCTGAAAGCGGTGTTGATGTTGCTGGCAAATTAGCCAACATGGGTTCTTCTGCAGAATCTGCTGCTGCGATCTTTTCAGGCATTCCTATCGTAGGTAAGATATTCCAAGTAGTTGGTGCTGCTGCAGACAAAATGAAAGATGCCTATGTAGATGCTGCCGCAGCAGGAGCATCTTTTGGAGGCAGCATAAGAAGTTTTTCTCAATCAGCCACAGAGGCAGGTATGAATCTAGCAGAATTTGGTAGATTGATAGCTCGAAACGGAAATGCGTTAGGTGGCTTTGGTACAACTTCTGAAGATGGTGCGAAAAGATTCGCACAGGTCAGCAGAACCTTGAGAACGACCAGCAGCGATCTTTATGCACTAGGAATGAGCACCGAAGAGATCAATCAAGGTCTGGCAAATTACGGTAAACTGTTAAGAATGCAAGGTGCTCAAGGCACTAAATCAAATGCAGAATTAGCAGCAGGTGCTAGAAATTATTTGAAAGAAATGGATCTGTTAGCCAAAGTCACTGGCCAGTCTAGAGCAGATCTAGAAAGAGAAAGAGAAGCATTGCAAAAAGATGCACAGTTGAGAGCAGCGTTAGCTGGCTTAGGACCTGATGTTCAAGCCTCTGTTCAGACGATGATACAAAGCATGCCTAGCCAAGAAATGAAAGATTTCGCCAAAGATATCTTAGCCAACGGCACAGCTACAACAGATTCTAACAGATTGATCATGAGCCAGATGCCTGGACTAGCTGCAGAATTGCAGAGAATGCATGCCCAGACACAAAAGAATGTGGCTATCAATAAAGATCAAATGAACTCTGCATTGAACAGAGGCAAAACAGAAGCTACATCTAATTTACAAAGAGTTAAAACAGCAGTAGCCGCGGATGAAAGTGTTAGATCACTAGGTGCTGCGTTAGGATCTATGGCAGAAGTCAACGTTGACGGAATAAAAACTGCTGAGGATCAACAGAACGCTTCTAAGAAAGCCACAGACGGTTTTAATGAAAAAATGCAGAAACTATCGCAGGTTTTAGCAGGAGTTAGCAATACATTTACAGAATTACTGGCCAGCAGCGGATTCTTAGATATAATGATAGAAGCTGTAACTGTGGTAGCTGATATATTGATGACAGTGTTAGCACCAGCAATGAGAGCTGTAGAAACTGTATTAAGACCTGTTTTTGAATTAGTCAAAGCAGTGATACAGCCAGCGTTCGCAGTGCTCAGTGCAGTGTTAGAAAAAGTCGTATATGGTCTGCAACTGTTATTTGCTCCTGTCATAGAAAAAATATCAAATGTGACCAAAGGTGTAGCTGTATCATTAGAAAGTTTCAAAGGTGCTATAGAATTCGTAGATAGGATATTAAATGAAGTTTTTGGAATAGTCAGTTCTGTGGTCAGAGGTGCTATGATAGCCTTTGACGGATTAGTAGTAGCAGCCAAGGGTCTACTAGAACCTTTAGAAAGACTATGGGATTCGTTTACAGGACTTTGGGGTTCAGTCAGCGATCTAACAGGAGGAACTGATACTTTACAAACTATATTCTTACAAGTAGGGGACGTAGTAGGAGAAACATTTAAGATCTTAGGTGCTATAATTGGTACAGTTATAGATGGAATGAGTTTCTTCTATAATAAAATAAGAGATGTTATCAATAATACCGAATGGTTAAGAAATACTTTTAGTGTATTGGGAGAAGTAATTTCTCAATCTTGGAGAACTTTTAGAAAATATTTCAGCGTAGATGGATTAAATTCTTTGATATCATCTGTTGGAGAAATGTTTGAAGGACTCATAGACAAACTATGGAATCTAATTCCTAATGCGTTAGGTGGACTCAGCAACGAAGAATATGCAGAAAGAAAACGTCTAAGAGAAGAAAGATCTAAAGCTAGAGATCAACGATTAGAAGACAATCTCAAAGAAAGAGACGTAAAAGTTGCTCAACAAAAAGAATTAGTCAAAGAAGATAAAAAACGATTTGAACAAAGAAAGATCTATGCCGAGGCTACAAATAAATTAGCTAGAAAAGAACTTGGAGCTAGAGAAGCAGCAGAAAAAGCCGCAGAAAAATTAATCAATTATGGTTCTGGACCTGAAGAATTATTAAAACAATTTTCAGCTAAAGAAGGTGGCTTAGTTGAGATGGGAGTTAAGAAAAAAGAAGCAGTCGGCGAAAAAGCAGCAGCAGACAAAGAGTTTGCCGAAGCTAAAACTACAGCAGAAAAGAGAGCAGCGTTGGCCAAAGTCGAAGCCGCAGAAAAGAAAATCGAAGCATTAGAAAAAGCCATAGAACTTTCTAAGAAAGGTGAAACAACACCAAAAGAAAAATCAAAAGAAACAGCACCAGCCGCCGCACCAAAAGAACAATCAAAAGAAGCAGCTAAAGAATCAGAGACTACCAAAAAAGTAGCGAACGGTGCTCCAAAAGAAAAATCAAAAGAAGCAGCCACCGCAGCTGAAGCAACTAAAAAAGAAATCGAAAATAAAGCCGATGCTGAGAAACGTAAACAAGAAGAAGAAAAAGGCAAAACCAAAGAAGCAGAAGAGAAAAGTAAGATTGAAAAACCTACTCAAGAATCTGCAGAATCACTGTTAGCACAGTTAAATACTAATATGTCTCGTCTAGTGAAAATAAGTCAAGAACAGAAAGATATCGGAGAACGCCAACTTTCAGTGACTAGAGGCATGACTAATGATTTATTTGCCTCAGTTTAAGGATAATCCATGAGTTGGAAAAAATATTTTACGCCTGTTAACATAGATAATACGGGCGGTACTATGAGTCCAATTTCAGGTCGAGGAAGACCCGGACCAGCTAGAGCAAATTATTCATCATTCTTACCAGATGTCTATGCAGGTGCTCCAAACCGTGTTGAACGCTATATGCAGTACGATACGATGGACATGGATTCAGAAGTTAATGCTGCCCTAGATATTTTAGCAGAATTTTGCACACAGAAAGATAAAGAAAATCGAACACCTTTTCAAACATTTTTCAAAGGCCAGCCAACATCGACCGAAGTTAAACTACTAAAAGATGCTCTACAAAAATGGGTTAAAGAACAACAGTTTGAAACCAGAATTTTCCGTATTTTCCGTAATGCTTTGAAATACGGTGATTGTTTCTTTGTTAGAGATCCCGAAACCAAAAAATGGTTATTTGTTGACGCAGCTAAAGTTTCAAAAATTATTGTCAACGAATCAGAAGGTAAGATCCCTGAACAATATGTAATTCGCGATATCAATTTTAATTTCAAAGATATGATCGCAGTTACTCCTCACGGTACAACGAATACAGCACCAAGCGGTACTAGCTCATATACCAGCGGCGGTGGATTTGGCCGTGGTATGGTCGGTACAGCAGCACAACCGCCAGGAACAAGATTCGGAAATCAGCAAAACGAAGTTACTGTTGATGCAAAAAACGTAGTACATATTTCTTTATCAGAAGGATTAGATAACAACTATCCATTTGGTAATTCTATTTTAGAAAGTGTTTTCAAAGTCTACAAGCAGAAAGAATTGCTTGAAGATGCTATCATTATCTATCGTATACAACGTGCTCCAGAAAGACGTATTTTCTACGTAGACGTTGGAAATATGCCAGCACACATGGCTATGGGATTTGTTGAGCGTGTCAAGAACGAAATTCAACAACGCCGTATTCCTAGCTCAACAGGTGGCGGACAAAACGTTATAGACGCTAGTTATAATCCACTAAGTGTAAACGAAGATTACTTCTTTCCGCAGACTGCAGAAGGTCGTGGATCGAAGGTTGAAACACTACCTGGCGGTACTAACCTAGGCGAAATCACAGACCTACGTTATTTTACTAACAAATTATTCCGTGCTCTGCGTATACCAGCTAGCTACCTACCTACGGCCATTGACGAACAACCAAATACTATCAGCGACGGAAAAGTAGGTACAGCATACATCCAAGAATTAAGATTTAACGAATACTGCAAGCGATTGCAGTCTATGATTGTTGAAACATTTGATCT